ATGGATTTTGCCGTACATGCCAAGGTCATCAGGTCACTCACCGAAAAATACACCGTCGACTATATTGGCGTTGATGCGATCGGCGTCGATCAGAGTGTTTACCAGCTGGTGCGATCATTCTTCTCAGCAGCACGTGTCATCCGCTACATGCCGGAAATGAGAACCGCAATCGCGTACCATTCCAGCTGCTGAGTGGTAAAGGCGCGCTCGGCGATGTTGAGAAAGTATCACGAATATTTGTGCGTAACGAGCTGACGTCGCTTCAGGAGCGTTTCAAAGAGATAAACGACTGGCTCGGAATGGAGGTGATCCGCTTTAAGGATTACAGCATCGAGACCGAATGACCCCAGTTAAAATGTCGCCTCCAGGCGGCACATCCTCAGAGCTCACCAGACGCACTTTACGCCACGCAATCCCGTCACCGTCTCATGAGTCGACCTCACCACTTTGCACGCTAATACAACGTTTACAGACGTGCAAAATAAATCTTGTCACCACGTCTGGCTCATTCCAGCCGATAACCCCGCGCTCAATCAGATTTAACACCGCTGCGGCTTGCTCAGACAGTGTGAGGGTCATATCTGGATCGCCACCGCCGGTGAGCTTTCCACAGTTATCGACAGGACTCCGAGGCGCGGCAAGGCTGCTTTTTGGAGTCAAAGACTTAACGACCAAAAGCTTTGGAACGATGCGTCATTCGGCTACTCAGGTAATTTGTACCAGCTCAGAGTCCAAATGCTGGCCGTAAATGCCCCCACGCTTTCCTGGTAAGAGTGCTTCCGCGGCTTTCCAGCTACACCAGACATTAAAAAGGCTCCCTCAGGAGCCTTTCAAAACGCTTCAACAGAATGAAATAAAAGGATTTATTTCAGGTCACGTCCACATGATGACCACATCGATATAAGAAGCCCCGCGAATGTGGGGCTTTGATTCATAACATAAGGCCCAACAGATCATACGTTTTAGAGAACATAGTGATGCGTCTTGAATTCATTCTTGCGAACTAACCACAAATCCATCCTGCACCACAATTACAACAACAATTTGTTGCTCGGCACCATAGAATTCCTACATTACCAGGATCATCACTATCCCTAGTACCTCCATCTGGAACTTCAAACTGGGCCTTTTTAAACTCTAAGACACCAAGTGTTGTCATAGCCTTATCAAGTATCCTCGCCTTAAACGACCCATTTTTTACATTTATGGTTATCTCTAATTGATCATGCGTAGCCATACATGAATCAACACCATCTTTCGGTGCAATATATATCTCGCTATTATCTGACATAGTAAAAGCATAACCAGAAAGTTTCATAACAGTATCCTTCAGCCTCAATGGTAAATTTTTCCCTCCATAGCCTCACATGGAGAGTGTTATCAAATTAGTCAAATACAAACTTTTTTACCTCATGCTTTTATACTGATTTAAAAGTGATCTCTAACACAAAACTCATTAAGAAAAATTGATATTATCTCAGCATATTTTGTAAAATCTCCATAGAAACAGGGAACTAACAGCGATGGACACTAGGAGAAGATTAAAACGAGCTCAAAGCGCAATCGAAGATGCAACGACGGTTTTGAAGCGTACACGCTCTAAGGTAGAAAATGGCCGTTCAGATATTGATAGGGCTATAAGGGAACTTGATGACGCTGAATCAAACATACGCAAAGCTATACGGGAACTTCCGGACGGTATTTAATCGCGTAAAATACAAAAGCCCTTACGCGGGCTTATTTTTTTGTTTTAACCAAATGAAATAAAAGGATTTATTTCCGGTCACGTCCACACATTGACCACATCGAAAAAAAGCCCTGCCTTGAGCGGGGCTTTACTTTTTGTTTCATACGGTGCCAGAATAAGACTCAACCATATGTTTAATAAGGAAATTACATTGAAATTCTTTAAAGCAGCAGCTTTTTTAACTCTTGCCCTAACGTCCTACACCGCACAGGCAAATGATATCTCTGTACTGAAAAAATCTCTCAAGCCGTGGCAGCCGATTGAAGTTTCGAAAAGTGGCGACACACTTACGGTGGTACTAAACGAAAATCAAGTAACACCAACAATTTATGATACGGTCATTAGCACCGGTGTTTGCATGGATATCTGGACAAAGGATGTACCCGCCAATTACCTCGAAAAGGTAAAGGAACTCCATATCCTTAATAAGCACAAATTCAAAGGCTACGTGCTGGAACAACCTTTAGCCACCTGTAACGAAATGGGTAAAGAACAACCCGAAAGAGCTAAAGTTATCATGCTCTCACATACTCACCTTTTCTGAGTCAAACACATGCAAAAAGCCCCGCATTTGCGGGGCTTTCTTTTGGTCACATCCAGGTGATTTGTTGCTGGCCTGATTGGGTCGGGTGCGGTGGTGCTGGCACTACTTCACCCGGCGAAACGATAAAGCGCTCGACCGTCTCAGTGGTCACAAACGTTGCGCTGCAGTTGATGTTTGTGCACTGGTGATAACGCTCTTTGGTCGTGTCAGTAAAATACCGACTTGTACGAGCGTGGGCGGCGTAATGACATTTTGGACAGTGAAACATGGCGAGCACCTCAAAGCGTTATTAATGCATCAATTTTAACCAATAAAGCCTTATATATCAAACACATAAGATAAATTTATTGCGTCATCTCTTCGCTTTCATACTCCACATCCGAAACCTTAACCTCAAGCTCTAAGCCCGTCGTGTAGCCGTTCCCGTTAAGGTTATGCACCACCCGGCTGATTATCCATGCCTGCTCGTCTATAACGCGCTTAAAACCTTTGACTGCTATCGGCGTTTCAGGAAATAAATCTGCCCGACCAATAGCCAGCGAGATTGAAAACTCCGCGACGCCGCGCTGCAGCTTGTCCCACTTTGCCTGAGCGGCGCGCATGGCCTGCGCCTTTGTCGCGTAGATGGTCGTCAGCTCCAGCACGTTGTCAGACTCACCGACCATGTACTCGCCCTCGCGCGCTTCCTGCTCCTTTTTAGCTTTGGGCTTTGACGTGGCTTTGGTGGCCTTTGGGTGCTGCAGCGCGCGCAGGTGCTGCTCTTTGGGCTTACGCTTAAGCTTGACCTTTTGCTTTTGCGGCTTCGGGTCTCTGGTGTGCAGCCATTTCGCCGTAACGCCGGTGTAGGCTTCGCGGTCAGCGATGGCAAACTGATGCCGGTCGCCGTCTCCGCGTTCAAGTGTCATCTGCGGAATGGGCTTCCCGCTGGCCGTCTTACCGCTTCCGGCTTTCAGAAATAACAGATTCCCCGCTTTTACAGAGACCGCCGCACCGTTCCGGTCAGCCAGGCGGGACAGAAACGCCGCGTCGGATTCCTGCGACTGGTCAATGTGAGAGACCGGGATCGCTTTCAGCGTGTCGGCCACGCTGGCTGTCAGCTTATTGCGTGCTGCAATTGTCTCAACAATGACCCCGAGCGTGGTGTCGTGCCATGACTGTTCCCGACGGGAATTGAGCGACCCACGAAAATCAGCACTGCGCCCCCGGATGGTCAGCGTATCAGGCGCGCCCCGGTGCTCGATTTCATCGACCGTAAAAGTGCCTTTTTTTATCAGGGCGCTATCCTGCCAGCCCAGCCACAGCGTTAACGTTGCGCCGCGCGGGGGCAATGCGATTTGCCCGTCGATATCATCGAGCTCGATATCGAGCTGGTCGGCCTCGAATCCTCTATTATCGGTCATGGTCAGGCTGATAAGGCGGTTACTAAAATCCTGCGTAATATCCTCGTTATCCAGCTTGAGCATAAACGCCGGGGCAATCTTTGCACCGGCCTGAATATTCATACCCGTAATCATCCTGCCAGCCCTCCCAGCCAGTCACCGGCAGACGTAACCAGATTGTCGGCCTGCGTTTTCAGGTCGCCGTAAATCGCCGCGAGCGACTCATCGACGCGTTTCAGCGACAGGCTAAACTCGATTTTTCTGGCCACGCCGTCGCTGAATAATTCGGTGTGCGTATGGCTCACCTTATCGATGACATACATACCGTGGATCATGCCCGTTCCGTCAATCAGCGGCCACGCTCTGCCCTCGTCTGCCATCAGCTCGATGGCGGTCAGTGACAGACGGCCGCCGGTGATTTCCGGGTACAGCACGCCCGAAAGCGTGCGCGAGGTTTCACCCTCCCCGAGAAACTGGTAGGCCGGGGGTTTGCTGATGCGGTCATTTGACGCCCAGCGGTACTCTTTCGAATACTGCATTGACTGATGTGGCAGCGTGCGGCGCTCAAACACAAATAAACCTAAAACCATTAACATGCTTTAGCCCTCATCCATCGTGACGCATACTTGAGCGCTGACGCGCACGGTTTTGCTGGTCGAGTCTTTCGACAGCCTCGCGGAGCTGTCGGTCAAGGTCTGTACCCGGTGCGATGCCACCATGTAGGGTGATGTTATATTCTGGCTTGCTCTGGTCTACGTAGGTCTTCCCGGCAGGAACCGGCACCGGGTGATACCACTGAGAATCGCCAAATAACGGCGTTGGTCTGATAGTGGACTCTTTACCCGATCCCGTTGCGGCATTGGCTTTTGCGGCTTTCTGGTCAAGGTCGCTCGACTCTTTATTGATTACCCCGAGCTTCTCCAGCAACCAGTTAACGCCCCCGCGTAATTTGTCGAAACTTTTTAGCGGTAACATCAGCCCGGCGGCCAGCAGTTTACCGAACATCACCCCCGCATTTTTGCATCTGTCGAGCGTCTCCTGCGTGGCCTTAACCGGCGCTATCAGGTCTTTAAACCACTGCCAGACGCCGCGCAATTTATCCATGAAAGAATCAAACACCGGCGCGAGCGGGGCAAATATTTCCGCCACCGGCGCAAACGCCGATTTTAATCCCTCTACCACCCCCGAGAAGAATGCGCTGATAGGCTCCCAGTATTTACGTATCAGGAGCGCCCCGGCCACAAATGCCGCAACCACGGCTACAACCGGCCAGGTGATAGCACCAAGCACAGAGACAATGGCAGTACCCATTGCGGCCAGCGTTGTACCAAGAAAACCTGCGGCCGTAATAATCGCATTTATCCCTGTGATAACAGGCCATGCAATCAGGCCAATCCCGCCGAGCACACCAATCAGCGCCAGCCCACCGGCGACAAGGCTAAACAGGGTTTGTGTCAGTTGAGGGTTAGCTTTCGCCCAGGCTGAAACCTTACCAAGCCACTCAGTCGCGGAAACCGTCAGGCGGCGCAGTGCTGAATTTTCTTTGTCGAATACCTCAATCTGCAGGTCTTCCCATGCTGACTGCAGGTTTTTCAGATCGCCGTCGAGGTTGTCCGTCTGAATTTTTGCAATGAGTTCCGTTGTGCCTTTCGAATCACGGATTGTCTGGCGTTTCTTATCGAGTGAGCCATCACCGGCGGCGGCGACCAGCTTGATCGCGCCCTTCATGGCTTCCTCGCCGAAAATCACTTTCAGATATTCACCCTGCTCTGCGGTGCCGAGCTTGTTTTTCTCAAAGGATTTGTGAATCGCTTTGAGGATTTTCTCGACCGGAAGCATGTTCCCTTTTGAGTCTCGGGTTTTCACGCCTAATTCTGAAATAGCCTCAACAGCCTTACCCATAGGTGCCTGCAGGCGGTTGAAAATGGCGCTTGCACCGGTCCCGGCCATCGAGCCCTTAATCCCGTTATCGGCCAGAATACCGAGCATGGCGGTTGTATCTTCAATACTCGCCCCTGCAGCCTCCGCGATTGGTGCGACATACTTCATCGCCTCACCCAGTTCGACGAGACCCGTGTTTGATGACGTAAAGCCTTTCGTCATCACATCCGCGACGCGTTCAATTTCAGTGGTCGGCAGGTTAAATGCCGACTGCATGTTAGTAATAATGTCGGCGGCTTCTGCGATATCCACGTCGGCCGCGAGGCTCAGGTTTACGGTCGACCCGGTCGCGGCCAGCACGTCATCGGCGTCATAGCCCGAGCGTGCGAGCGTGGTCTGCGTGCGCGCAACATCACTCGGTGAAAAGGCGGTTGTCGCACCGATATCCCGCGCCTGTTGACGAATAGACGCGAGCTTATCATCGTCCTTATCAAGTCCGAGGATCGCCTGCGTGCCTGACATCTGCTTATCGAAACCGATACCCGGTGCAATAAAGCGTGATACGCCGTAAAGCCCGGAAGTCGCCACCCCGACGCCCACCATCCCGGCATTACGTGCACCGGCGGCGAGCTTTTGCCCGGTTTCATGCCGACTTTTTACGGCGCTGAGTCTGGCCTGTTGCTGACTGACGCGCGCCAGTGCATTTCGTTGCCGGTTAAGCTGCGCGGTTGTCTCACTGATGCTGGTTTTCAGGCGGCGCTCATCCGCCGATAGTGTGCGGGTATTTATACCGGCCTGCGCGAGCTCGGTGCGCTGGCGCTGCACCGACTGCCTGAGGCTGTTGTATTTGAGCTGCAGGTCAGCGGCGGATTTCCTGGCCGCCTCCATTGCCCGCGCCTGTGCTTTCGTGGGGTTTTCCGTGTTTTTAAACTGGACGGCCAGCGCGGCGGCCTCCTGTTTCGCTTTGGTCAGCGACTGACCTGTCACGGCAAGCTGTGCGCTCGCTTTCCTGAATCCGTCAATTCGGGACGCCTGCGCATTCAGATCGCGCAGGCTGTTTTGAGAAGTGCGGATATCGCCGGCAAGGGATTTGCTGGCAGTCTGGATAGCTTTGAGCGGTCGGCTTGCCCGGTCAACTGCGTTAAGCAGCACCTCAAGTCTGACGTTATTGCTCATAGTGGTTTCCGCTTCGCTGCAGCGCCTTGTCGCGCCATGTGATGAGCTCGGTCACGCTCAGTGAATAAAGCTCTGATGGCGGCCAGTGAAAAATCACCGCGATATCCGCCATCAGGTCATCAACCGAAAGGTTATCGGGGAATGTCAGCGAGCCGAAGATGGTGACAAAAAACCAACCACCTTACCGGCGAACAAGATCAGGTCTGACGCTTCCAGACGCATGACCTCATGCTCGGTGAGTGCCGGGTACGTCATACGCGGCAGCACCTTAATCAGCGCGTCAACGTCTGAGTTTGCCAGCGAGGCCAGACTCACACCGCGCAGGGTTCCCGCGTTGGGTTTTGTGACCGTGACCTGCTCGATTTTCTGTTCACCGCGCATAACAGGGTTATCGAGGATCACAATGTTTGAGTTTTCGGTTTCGTTGATTTCGTTGATGTTTTCCATGATGTTGCTCTCGTCAAAGTTAAGTGACCGGCCAGCCTGACTGACCGGTGAAGGGGTTACAGGCCAATCGCCTTACGGTGTTCTGCCAGACGGTCAACGCCGTCGACTTTCATCACCATGTTGATGACGTCAATCTCAATGACCTCTTTGCCGTCAATCGTGAGCTGGTAGTACGAGCACTCGGTCGCGATTTTGGTCGTACCGCTTTCGCCCTGTTTGTTTTCGCCGCCGTCGTACTCTTTGTGACGGCCACGCATGACCACCTCAACGGCGGAAATTGCGCCGGTGTCGTCGCGCTGGAATGAGCCGGTGAAGCGCAGCGGCACACTATCCGCACCCGGTGACGCGTACTGCGCCCATAGCTCGACGTCAGGCAGACCGCCGAGCGTCCACTCAAGCGACAGCGCGTCGTCATCGAGACCGAGGTCAATCGACACCGAGCCGGGCATCCCGCCGCCACGGTATTTCTCAAGCTTACGGGTCAGCTTTGGCAGGGTGACAGATTCAACAACGCCCATGTAGCTGAGGCCGTCGTTAAACATGTTCAGGTATTTCAGTTTGCGTGGTAACGCCATGCTCTGAGCTCCTTAGCTGTTGACCGAGTCTGACAGGTTCGCCAGATAGGTATCGGTGATGCGCTGGCGCAGGGTCAGGTTTTCCAGCGGCGGAACGGGGGTGTAGTCGTAATCGATATACAGTTTCCCGGCTTTCAGGGTTTCCACGCTGTTTGACTCCGGGTCGTACCAGCAGGTGCCGTCGACGATATAGCCGTTGTTTTTCAGCTCGCGGAATTTCGCATTGATACCGGCGACGATGTCGCGGATGAGCGTTGCAGTAACGGGTTTATCAATCGCCCAGGCGTGCGCCTCACCCATCGTGTCGGCCAGTACCTGCGCCGTGCGGGTGTAGTTTTCAAACAGGAAAAGCGGGTCATCTGAGCAGGTACGGTTGCCCCAGAATTTAAAGCCGTCGTTACGAATAAGCGTGGTGACACCGGCCTGATTTAACAGGTTCGCGTCAGTGGCCTTTTCCTGCAAATCCCATGACACCGAGGCGCTGACGCCGGTGACGCCATTCACGCCGACGTTAGACAGCGTTTTGTGCCAGCCGGTCACCTGGTCGATTTTGGCACGCAGGCCGAGCGCGCGGGCGGTCGCCCATGCAATATCGGTTTTGTTCGCCGTGGTGTCCCATGCCAGAAAATCAGGGTGAATGACCATCAGCTCGCGCTGGCTGAAGTTCTCACGGTAGGCGATGGCGTCAGAAATGGTCTTGCAGCCCCACGCGCTAATGTAACCAAAGGCGCGGAGGCTCTGGCAGGTCGACGCAAGTGCGGTCGCCACTTCCAGAGAATCCAGACCCGGCACGCCGAGAATGCGCGGCTTGACGCCAGTGACGGTCTTTGCCGTCAGTAGCGCCTTAAGCCCGGTATATTTGCCGTTTTCGTCGGTCGTGCCGATGATGTTGGAAATGGTTTCTTTCTGTGCCGCTTCCGGGTTTTCGGGGTCGTCGATACCTTCGGCAACGCGCACAACCACAATGACCGGCTTGCACTGGTCGGCGATGGCCTGCAGGGATTTTGATAATGTGCCTTTTGTACCGGCTTTAGCGATCGCGTTTTGCACGCTGGTAATCAGCACCGGCTCATTAAGCGGGAATGTTGAATCGTCAGCATCGCTGGCCGTGCAGACCATACCGATGATGGCCGTCGAGACGGTGGAAATGGTGCGCGTGCCATCGTTTATCTCGATGACCTCGACGCCGTGGTGATAGTCGCCCATCTGTTTAACTCCGTGGTTAAGGGGTGCGACTATTTTCTGTTGTGTGTGAGGTGCAAGAAACGTAATACCGTTGGAGGGGGGACAGTACAACGGGCAGTGAGCGGGTGAAGCGTGCCGGAAAGGTGATTGAGCGTTTTTAGCGATTAATCAGGAATAAGACCCTAAAGATTAAACCCGCATAATGCGGGTTTTTTGTTAATCGCTCGATGGTGGCTCAGGCCATTCTATTTCTGGTGCCAGAGAAGTATCAACACGGCTGAGTTCCACACTGAAAATTTCCCATTCTTTAAGCCGCTCCATTTCTTCTTCAGACGCAATACCATACTTGACCGCCCTCTGCAGGGGCAAAATCATTTCTTCAGCTTTACTTCCAAGACGGCTCTTTTCAGCTTCCGCCAGCGCAGTGTGGTCAATCACCGGATCCGACAGCAGGGGTTTTCCGTCGCGGCCTGAGGTGATAACTTTTCCCCTGCTTTGCCCCTCCAGTAGTGAATTATAAAGTTCTTCGCTGATTTCTACGGCATCCCCCGGCCAGCCATCAGGGCTGTTCTCATAAAGTGCTTTCATTGATTCAGGGTAAAAGCCGTTTTCTTTTTCACTCCAGAAATATCTGTCTTTCATGTTTGCATCCTATTTACCAAATGCCACCCATAAGGCCGTTTTTTCAGGATTGCCGTTCGCACCATAATTAAAACCTGTTTTACTGTGACTTAACGACCTGATGTTGCTCGATGAGTCGGAAAGGTTCCCTGTGCCTGCATCACTGAGCGTAAGCAGCACGCCCATGCAAAAATTAGGGAACGCTTTAGGAAAATTGACGGCTGTACCGTAGCCCGTTCGGGTTACTGTCCCCATCTGAATGATCAGACCGGTCGTACTGTCCTGATGCCACCCTCCGGCAGCAGAAAGTGAAGCGGTGTTTTTGGCATTGTACCCCGCATCGGTTTGCGCTTTGGTGTAGAACCGGGCATCGCTCTCAGCCTTGGTATACGCCCCCGTTTTCGGCATATAACCTGCGTCTGATTGCGTTTTGGTGTAGTAACGCCCGTCAAAGTTCGCAAAGCTACCCGGAATGAGCTGACCCGGCGCAGAAAAGTTACCGCTAGTATCCCATTTGTAATTAATTTCCTGCGTGCCACTTCCTTTCAGATGCAGGTGCCACGAAAGGGCATCACCGGCTACAAGAGAACCCATTGAAAACGCCCATGAGTTTTTACCGGTGATGGATGCCTGTTGTTTAATTACCGGATGGTATTCACTTGATCCGGTGGTTGAATATGCATTAAAGAATGGCGCTTTCGTTTTATATTGCTCAGCCCACGCATACGCACCGCTATACCCTGCGGTAATCTCCTTTGAGGCGTAAATTGTATTACCTACAGTCAGTGGCGTTTCAGACTGCAGCGCACCGGTTTCAAGGCTTACACGCAATGGGCGGATCGCGTTATAAGCGCCGTAAGCGTCTCCCTTATTGGTCAGCATGAGGTAAAGATTATTACCGTCATTACGCCAGAATGTACCGTAGTCGCCGTATGCAATACGGTAACTGTTAGCCGAGCTGGTTTGCATTTCGCCGGTTGAACGTAAATAACCGCTAAATTGCCCCGCTCCGTTCATCTGAAACAGTAACGAGCCATCTTTATTTCGCTGAGAATAGTAGTGATAGCCGGTGTCATCACCCAGCTCGACAACGGTTGGCCGGTCTATATTACCCCAGAGACGCAGGGTGGCATTCCTGTCAGAGGTACTGGCAGATACGAAGGAAAACTTTTTACCGCTCCCTGAATAAAACCCGCCGGTCTGGGAGGTGACATTCCCTCTTAACCGCAGGCCGGTACTCGTGCTAATCGCGAGTTCCTCCTGCGCATCGGTAGTGCCTGTCGCCAGACGATACTCACCGCCCTGAACGGTTTCATGCCAGATAGTATCCGTCCCGCCTCCGCGCATTTTACGCAGATAATTTTTATTGCCCGTCGCAGCATTGGAAAGAGCCGTCATGTTATAGGTCGACTGCGCTACAGAGTCCTGATTTAACGTTCCGGTCATGCTGTCGCCAGCTTTACTGACTCGCTCACTGGCATTTTTATTGGCTGCGGCCGCGTTGTCGTTTGCGGTTTTAACGGCTTTTGGCGTCGCCGCCAGCGCTTCAGACGTGCTGTCGGTCGCGCTACTGAGCTGGACGATACCCTTTTGTGCCGTGGTGGCGTCCTGAGCCGTGTATTTACCTTTGGCAAGGTCATACGCCGCCTTAACCGCTTTCGGCGTCGCTGCGAGCGTTTCAGACGCGCTGTCGGTTGCGCTACTGAGCTGGACAATACCCTTTTGCGCCGTGGTGGCGTCCTGTGCCGTGTATTTTGCTTTGGCAAGGTCATATGCCGCCTTAACCGCTTTCGGCGTCGCTGCGACGCTCTCAGACGCGCTGTCGGTCGCACTGCTTAGCTGAGTGAAACCCTTTGCGGTGAGCGTGGCGTCAGGATGGCGGCGGGACTGTTCATGCTCCGCGAGCTTGTCGTCAACGTAGTCCTGCGTTGCCATCACCGTTGAGGTGTCGATGGTCAGCTCGACTGACGCGATGTCGCTCACCATGATGACCATACGCACGGTCTGCGCGCGGCCCGAACCTTCCGCCAGTGTGGGCTTATAGCTTTCAGCCATGTTACCGACCGCAATCAGCGTGCCGGTGTCATCATAGAGCCCCATTTCACGCATCCAGAAACCGCCGGTCTCAGGCGGAATAAGCAGCTCCGCCACGACATAATTTTTATTTTTCCTGTCCTGGCTGATTTTATTCAGTGCGTGACGCCAGACCTCTTTGACAAGCTTTGTCTGGTTAGGGTCTGGCACCGGCAGCGTGCCGCCACCGTCCCCCACGGCCATCGCTGTAAAGTTAACTTTTTTCCCGTTCGGGATGGTCGCTTCGGCCAGCTTGATTGCACCGGCTTTGGTGATGACCGTTTTGTATTTCACTGTCATTGTGCTCTCACTTATCCGGGGTAAACCGTGATGATGTCGCCGTCATATGTCAGCGCACCGGTGTAGAGATAGCCCGGCACATCCTGAATGATGTTAAGGCCGATAAGATGGCGACTTGCTGGCTTTGCATCAGCAATAAGCCGCTCCATTTCGTAATACATTTCCTCGGTGATGCCGGTCTCTAACACGCCGATATCGAGGCGAAACGTGCCGGGCGGGTCGCTGGTTTCCCACCACTCAGTAACGTTAATCAGATAGCCGAGGGGCTCCACCACACGACGCACCGCGCCTATCGTTCCCTTATGCGCGTGGATGTACCACGCCGCGCGGATCACTTCCCTTTTTGTGGCCTCCGTCCATTTCTCATCCCAGCGGTCAACGGAAAACGCCCACGCCAGCCACGGCAGCAAATTTGCCGGGCAGTCGTCAGGGCTCCAGAGACGGCGCAGGGGAACGGGGGTATTTTCGATTTCAGCGCAGGCGCGCGCCGCCGCCACCTCAAGCGGAGACGAGCCCACCGGCAACAGTCGGGTATCATTCATCGTTGCCCCCGATGGTCACGCTGTACTCGGTGCACCATGACGCCTGAGTCTCATCGAGCACGATGTCAGCCATCGGCGCGGCCAGCTCGACGCGCTGCACACCCTCAACGTGGAGCGCGGCATAAATCGCAGATTTACGGATGTCACGCCCGAGCCGGTGCTGTGCGGTGATATACGCCTGCAGTTTTGCTTTTGCCGCACTGAGTACCGGCTCACTTTCGGGACCGGGGTAAAGGTAAAGTGATGCGGTGATTTTGTAGTCGACAATTTTCGCTGACTGCACGGTCACGCGGTCGGCCACCGGCCTGACGTCCTCATCGTTCAGCGCAGTGCGCACGATGTCGAGCAGCTCGTCAGAGGCGACGCCGTTATTTTCGCGCGAGAGCACTGACACGGTCACACACGCAGGCTCAGGACTGATAACGGAAATATCCGCGACACGCCCGTCGGCGCTGCGGCCATGAAACTGATATGCACCGGTTGAGCCTGCGGTACTCAGCCCCTCAAAAGCCTGTTGAATGCGCAGGCGGTAGTCGGTGTCCGACTCCATTACAGCTGGTGTCGGCGGAAACGTGGTGTCGTCTGCAGGCGTGATGACGAGGCGCTCAACGTTGTAATTTCCGCCTATCTGGTCGAGGTCGCTGTCAGCAGCGTAAGCCAGCATGACCGCACGCGCGGCCTCGTTGACGCGCTGTCGCCAGATAACTTCCCGATAGGCGTTTTCTTCCAGCAGCTTAACAATCGGCTCTGATTCAAGCATCAGCGTGCGCGCGACGGCCTCCTGCTGTTCCTCGGGGTATAACGAGACGAGCGTCGCCTTTCGTTCGCTCAGGATGGTTTCATAGTCCAGCACTTCCACGACATCAGGCGCGGCGAGCTGGTTCAGGTCAACAATTGCCATAGCGTTTAACTCAGTGGAATGGTGAGGGAAAAGGACTGACCGCCGGTCGAGCGCGTGCCGGTGATATCGACATACAGCCCGCCGTCGGTCTCCGACCGCTCAAAGGTGATGGTCGTCAGGCTGATGCGCGGCTCCCACTTCTGGATCGCGGAATAACACGCGGCCATAATCTGCAGCCGTAGCGCCGGGCTCTGAGGCTGGTCAATCAGCGCTGAAAGAAGGGAGCCGTATTCACGACGCATGACACGCGAGCCAACCGGCGTGACCAGAATGTCGCGCACGCTCTGCCTGATATGTTCGGCCTCAGACACACTGAGCCCGGTCTGGCTGTTCATACCGAGATAACGCACCGTCATTGTGTCCCCTTAGTCCAGCTCCCGCCGCTCTGTACGTTGCCGTGCGCGTGGTCATCCACCTGCACGCCATTGCTGATAAATTTCCCGCCGGTGTGCTCGATGTTCCCGGTCATCTTCCCGCCTTTCTGCACTTCCAGCGTGCCGGTGGTCAGCTTGTTGGTGCACACCACCTCGGGTGTATCGAGTGTGATGCGGGTCGAGGCTTTCACCAGTACCACCGGCACGGTCGCCGTAATGGAATCTGACGCGGTGACGTCGGCAGTTTTGATGCCTGACACGGTGAGCGCGCTGTTTTGGGGTTCGTACTCGATGACAGCGCCATCAGGAAAGGACACATGAAACGCATCGGGTGAGGCCGAGGGTGCGGGATGGTCATCAGAGAAAATGCCCGGCAGCACAAAAGCGGTATCGAGCTCGCCGCCGATGGCCAGCAATAACACCTGCTCACCGACGGAGGGAGCCCACCACACGCGAGAGTGACCGGCGCGACTGGTGAGCCAGTTAAGCCAGGTGGTTTCGATGCCGCCGGTCTGGACGCGACAAAGTCCCTCGTCGAGGTCGACGTCGGTCACGATGCCGGTGCGGATAAGGTTGCGGATCGCACGTGCGATTTCCTGCAAAGAATTTATATTATTCATGGGGAAAGGATGCCGCCGGTCAAGGCTTGAGGCAATTAAATAGCGTTTTACCATGAATAGTACAACTGACGATTTTTAATTTATTTCAAATATTCATTTTAATAACAAATATTTCACACCTTTAACTTAGGGGGGTATTTTCTAAAATTTAACACATTCATACTTTTAACTTTAATAAAAACAAAACTCAGGGATAATAGCCAATGTAGTAATAATAAGAATGTGCATGAAGTTTTTAGCGGGGTGGTAAGATGATGTCTCCCATCCCCGCTTTTTTTAATTTCACAGACTCTCACCACCCATTGAACAATCACTAATAAATATTCACCCAACCTATAGCCACACCTTCCTGACAGCTCAAAGCAGTAACAAAAAACAACATCCTTCCAAACAAAACACCTAGCTATTCGACCAGACCCTAATGCAATTTCGTCCGTCATTTTTTGCTTGATACAAGGCTTGATCTGCTCGCCCTACAAAATCAACTTCATTTAATTTTCCTTCAGTTAATGAGTAGATACCCATACTCACAGTAACAGGTTCGTGAACACCACCTTTTTTCTTAACTCGCAAATCATAGTCAATTCTGTGTTTAATGCGATTAGCAATAATCAGGGCATTTTGCTGAGTTTGGCCGGGTAATAATATGGCAAACTCCTCCCCTCCCAGTCGTGCAACTAAGTCATCTTTTCGTATAGTATCCTGTAGAACCCAAGATATATACTGAATAACAATATCACCTTGATGATGCCCGTACCTATCATTAATTTTTTTAAAAAAATCAATATCACAAACTATTAATGTTAACGGGTTTCCACGAGAAACCTTTGGAAGTAACACGGATAACTCCTGAAAAAAATAACGCCTATTATAGACCTGTGTAAGATAATCCCTTACTGAATTCTGATAAGCCTCGATATAATTAGAATGCGACACCATATAAACACTACTTGCATTCAAAAAAATAAAAACCAAACAAACAACACAATTCAAAACTTCCACCAGATATATTTGATACCAGACCGAATTCCCCATGTCATTTGCTGAAGTTAAAGTTAGAACACTAAAAATTGAGCATGAACTGTAAAAACTCAGCATTATCCATATAAAGCTAGATAACTTGGTAATCATAATTAAAGCATAAAGTAACAATACCCAACAGGCAATCATGATGCTATTAACCCACGTTTGCCAGGCGGGTAATAACTCATAGGTTTCAGTGTTCAAAAAATGCAAACTCAATTGATGAAAGTTACTTGAATAAAGCCATGCGAGGCAGATTACTATCATAGTGAGTAGAATAGCTACAGAAACTACTATCCTTATCCAAAACGTATTACAAACATGCGTTCTACTGAGCTTATATACAATAAGGGTGATTGCAAACATAAGCATAAGTAAAATATGCCTAAAAAAATGATAGATAAGAAAATCATTATACTGAATACTTTCAGCGGCAGGAAATAACAACGCTTCTGAATACGTCCCCAAAGAGGCTTTAATTAAAACACCACCACCTATAAAAGCGAGACTACAAGGAATAAGAAATACACCTCTTCTGTCACAGATAAACTTCAAAACCAATGTAATTGCAATTAAACAATTAAAAATTATCAATATCACTAAAGCACCGTAAAAAAGAACTGGAGTCCCCCCATTAACATTATCAACATATAGCCCAGAAATTTTAAACAGCGTTAACATTAAACCACACATCAACAACAAAAAATACACAAGACCAATGGATTTATATTTTATTCTTCTTAACATGTGAATGACCTTTAATTGTTTAATTAAATTAACTTTTAAAAAATTAGGATTAATTAAAGTTAACTCACACGCATAAAATTTAGTTATGCCAAAAATGCCATGAAATCAAAAATGCTTTATATACTAAAAGACAAACTCAAATAAATTAATTTACTTTCAAAGTAATAACCGGGGTGGCGAAAGCGTATATTTAAACCGTATAGTATTTAATAAATTGCATTATAACCTTAAAACAATAACCTCATACCTTTCAAAGGTAAGCGTTAAGAAATCATTAAGCCAGTACGGTTGAGAATTACCAGTGATAAATTGTGGTGCCGGGTGCCTCCCGGTAATTCTTTGCCAGTCCAAAGAACCGCGAGCATACTGCAAGTTTGTATGACTGGTTCGCCCCTCCGCTTAGGGGGATTCACCACACTGACAAGATATAAAAGAACATTACACCAGTCAAGAAAGAGGGGAAATGAGCACATTAACAGCTTTATGATTCATCAATTACAAACAAACAATAATCCAAACTTTTTAACGAGCACCATCAAAATAAAGAAGACATTCAAAAACCTTGTCAGGAACTTTTAATTCATTAAAAAAAAAGCCTATCAACACGTTGTGATAGGCTTGAAAAATTAGGTTGCTTACCAATCATGAACTTCTGATGAAGCACTTTAAGCATAGCATCATTTATCAGAATCATAACAATTTCTCAGTGTGAATTTTTTGACATATCGAACTTTGAAAGCAGGCTTCGCTTTACCCCAAATCATCTAGTTGAAACAATGTACTACCTGCGTGAAACATCAAGATTATTCATGGGGAAAGGATGCCACCGGACGAGGCCAGCGGCAATGGAACGGTGTTTTGTGGTCGTTGTGACAACGCTCAGCGAGTGAGGTGTTTAATTATCAGCGTCTCGACGAGCTGTTTATCTTCCCGGCTGAATCCGAGTAACTGGCGTTCTGGATATTGCACGTCCTTTGCATGCGGGTTTGGCCGGTCTTTTAGCCCGTAGTGGTGAACGCGAGCGATGCGCTGCACTTTGCCGGTAAATTCCACCACTGCACTGTTTTCACGCCCAGTGGCTTTCATGTAACGGCTCGCGCGCAGCTTCTGAAACATCGCCCTTTTGATTCGCCCGGTCTTTGCTCTGAGCGGCTGGCGCTTTCGCGCCTGATACGGTGAGCCGTCCGGGGCTTTTTGCTGTTTAATCCGTTGCTGTTGCGACTTGCGCAGCTCCTTTGCAATCTCTCCGGCCAGCTTCCGACGTCCTGCCGGTGACAAGGAAGCAAGTAACCCAGCGAGCTTGTCGTCAAAAGGCTTAAAGTCACTCATCCCACTTACTCACCAGTTCGCCGTTGATATAGAGCTCTTTTGGCCGGGTGACAGGTTCGGGCGGTGGCGGCTCCGGGGCATAGCTGACATGCAGCGCGCCGTTTTCCTCTTTGATGATGGTGCGCTCGGTGAGCTGCAGGCTGATGCTGATATCAACACTGTCCCCGTCGTTTAAATCCATCTGGAAACGGTAGCCCTTTTTGCGACCGTCATCGAGCGTGCAGATATCCGGCTGATTCTCACGCAGCCATGCGGCCACCGGCACGAATATCAAATCGGGGTCGCCCACAAAGTCACACACGATCACATTCAGTGTGTAAATCTTTTCGTGTGACAGCGTGGCCGCGAGCCGCGCATCGATATTGCCCTCATCGGCAAAGATACGCATCATTTCGGGGTTCGTTTCCAGTTGCGGAACGGCTTTAAACAGCGCTTCGCGCAGGCTGCGTGCTTTCTTCATCGAGTTTATCCTGACAGTCTTTGACGGTTTCAACCTGCAGCGCGCAGGCGGCGAGCGCGTGCTCAAGCCTGCGAATATCGGCGCTCAGGTCGCCATTAGTGAGCGGTTCGCTTTCCGGCATCGGGCAATAGCTCACTTTCGGGCAGGCGCTGTAAACAATGACCGGCGGAGGCGCAACCGGCGCGGGTGTGCAGCCTGCGCACAACATCAGGCAACTTGTCGCTATACCAGCGGCGTAACGTTTCATTCTCATTTATCAGCCTCGTAATTGTTTCTTCACGCCGCACGGCCATCGCACCGGCGGCCAGCAGTTCCCCGCGTAAGCTGACCTGCGCGGTTTCGTTTCGCCTGGCAATTCCCTGCGAGACGGAAAGCTGATTTTTCAGCATTCCGATCACGTTTTTTTGTTCCATTGCGACCTTGTTTGCCCGTTCGAAAGAGCGGGACAGATTGCCGTTTTCATGGCGCAGCCAGAGCACAACCGCAATCAGCGCGGCCACCAAAAACAACATTACTTTCATTGGATCCCCCTGAGGCAGTAGGCACGCTCACGCGCGCGGCGGTTTTCCAGCCCTTTGTTAACTTCGCCATTCACGTAAACCCAGCGGGTTAACTGGTTGCACGCCTGCGGCCATTGCTGGCGCTTGATAAACGAGACCAGCGTCGACCGGCAGGCCGCGCCGGTTCCCACGTTGAATGAGAAGCTGACCAGCGCGTCGTAAACGTGCTGCGGCATTTTCACCGGCGCGCAGACCGCGAGACGTTTCTCGACGTTCAGCACATCCGCGACGAGGTTCGCCGCCGCCTGTCGCTCTGTGATTTCCCCTTTCGGGACGACGCCTGCAGTGTGGCCGATGCCTGACGTCCACACTCCCGCGCTGCACTGGTAAGGCGTCAGGCGACAACCTTCAAGGTCGGCAATCAGCGCCAGCCCCTCGGGCGAGGTGTTAAGCAGACGAAAGTCAGGCATCAGCGCCGCCAGCGCCAGCACTGCGGCCACACTGCAACGTTTAACGATTGATTTCACGAATAGCCCCTTTGTCGAGTCCGAGCGATGTCAGATAGAGGTACGTCTTGCGCTTAAACCAGTAATTGGTCAGCGCGGTAAAAATGGCGCATCCGCCGCCCACGTAAAGCGCCATCTTTTCGGGCGACATAGCCCCGAGATACGCCAGCGCAACCGCCAGCCAGTACGCGATAAACGTGGTGATTTTTTCCATACTCAGTCCCATAGATTCACCGTTTCGGTTCTGGCCGCGCTGTCGGTTTCGGGAAGTTCAACAGCCGTGCCGTGTGGCAGGATGACACCGAGCTCGGACAGGCCGGGATTCGCTTCTAATACGGTTTCGACCACCCCCTCAGTGCGCCCGTAATACCGGACACAAATTGCGTCGAGGGTGTCGCCCTGAAGCGCATAGGCTTTCATCAGATTTGCCCCACAATGCAGCGCGCTTTGTCCTGGATGCGCGCCACTGACCAGCGCATATCCCGCCACATTTCATCGATAGTGCTGTCGATGCTGTCGGCCTTTTTGTCCCCTTTGGCGGTTGCATCCACGCCGCGAAAACGCTCGTAAAGCGTGGCCGCCGTCATGGCACACACGGCGTTGAAATAGTGGAAAACGCGCACACTCTCGCCATCGAGCTCGTCAGTCGGGACGTCTTCCAGCGTGGCGTAACCGGCATCGAGCTGACGCTCGCGCCATTCCCCCAGCTCCGCGTTAGTCTCCGCAATGGCGGTCTTAATCGCCCGGCGCAGGCGCACGGGGGAAACCGTCTGCTCTAATCGCATTTCCTCGCGCACGCGCTTCGGATCCACATCAGGATAAAACGGGGTGTTTTTGATTACCGGCTCGCTCACGCCCGGGGGCGGTATCACCACGCCCGGCACGTCCTGCGGCTCTTTTTTTGGCTCAATAATCAGTGTCGTCATGACAACCTCGGGTAATGGGTGGGCGGTGGACGCCGGTCGCAGTCAGGGCAATTGATACCCGCATTGACCGGCGTGCCGCCCGGCTCGGGGAGCGTTTGGTTAACCAGCGACTTTCTTCGGACGTCCGCGCCCTCGTTTCGCCGGTGAATTGGTGTTTTTAGCCAGTGCCTTTTTTGGCGCTTTTGGCGCGGTCTTCCTGACGGCGACAGGCTTCGGGTTTAGCTCACGGTTGAGGTTCTCAATGTCTTTACGCACGCCGACATGCGTATCGAGCTGCAGCGCACGTTTCAGGTGCACCAGTGCCTCATTGCGCTGACCATCGTCTCGCAGCGTCAGACCGGTGACTTTATGCAGGCGGGCGCGTACCTCATCAGGCATGTCGGCGGAAAGCGTCAGCTCAATGACGCTCAGGAGCTCGGATGCGTTGACCGGTTCACCGGCTGCGCGGGCGCGCAGGGCAGCAAGTGCCACCTCTTCGGCCAGCATATAAGGCGCTGAGCGTGCATGACCCGGCATTGACAGGTTGTAACGCAGCGCATAACGGGCAATTTCAATCGCGCCGGTGATGTCACCCGCATCGAGACGCCAGAGCATGACTGTCATCAGGATGTCATCCTGCGCGCCGGTGCCGTTTTCCAGCACGCCAGCGACCCACGGCAGATACAGCGGCAGCAGCTCGCGTTTTTTCTCCGCTTTGCGCTCTTTCGAATGGATTGTTTTTAACGTCCGGCGGTCTGCGGCCAGCTTGACGAGCATTTGCTCGTAAGCGGAAGCATGACGCAGCGGGGCGTTATCCCGCTGCGATGCTTTCATGGCCGAGACCCGCATCGCGTGACGCTGAGCGGGGCTCGCCATCGGTTATGCCTCCCCGTTTTCAGCGGATTCAGGTACTTCAGCCGTTTCAGACTGAGCAACCGGGTCAGCAGTACCCATCGCCTGTACCGCTTTCACAATGGCAGCAGCGAATGCGTCCGCGCTTGTCGGCTCGGTCGTGGCGTCTTCTTCCGGATCCAGAATCTCGATGTTTTCAATCAGACAACCGGCCTCGTAGTCTTCGATAACAAAGTCGACTTTGACCTGCTCGTAGTTTTCCACGCGGTCGAGTTTAGGGTTTTCGATGATGTGGCGGCGGTGGCCGTCCTCATACAGATAGATGGAAATGTTATCCAGCGTGGTGATGAAAATACTGTTGGCCGGGAAGAACGGCGCGCGCACCGCCTGCAACTGACCGATGGTTTTCTGGCTGATAATCAGCTCACCGGCGAGCTGTTCTGTATTCGCCTGGAATTTGTTAATCATCGGGAAGTATTTGTCGGTCAGGATGCGACGACCACAGATGACAACCATTTCCGGGTTTTCGCGGTGAATTTCTTCGACCAGCGACTCGAAAGCATCCATCACCAGAGCGTCAAGGTTCGCGTAGTGACCGCCTTTGCCGATTTTGATGGTGTTAGAAATCACATTCCCGTCAGCATCGGTGATGCTGGACATGACGCGCTCAGGCGCATCGTTGCGGTACTTCTGCAACCAGCCCACAGCCACATCCTGAAGCAGAGGATTTTGTTTGCGGTCGGACGTCGCCGCGCGGCTCACACCATTAAAACCAATGGTGATGTAGTCCAGCGCCTGACGCTTGATGATGGCGTTACGGATACGGATCTGGAAGTCCTGATAACGCGCCCACAGGTCGAGCTTGTTATAGGTGAGGTGATAGTCGAAGTTGACCGGGTTGCAGAAATAACGGTATGCATCCAGTTTCGAGAAATCTGCGGTCTTGCGCTCGACGCCGTTCGCGGTGTCAGCATTGCTGGCGATGGTGCCGGTGACATCGATCCCGACTTTCTCCTCGGTCAGCTCGCCCACCGTCACCATGTTGATGAGCTTCAGGAATGAAGACGATTGCTGGATTTTATCAAACAGGGTTTGAGTGACAGACGGCTCAACGTTGAATTTCTTGTTGAGGTCAGCCACCTCAACGCCGTTCAGCTCGGCGATACGGCTCATGTACTGATTGAACTTAAAGCGGGTTTCTTTACGCATTGTTTTTCTTTTCCTTCAGGGGGCGGAGTTTTCAGCAGTCAGTCAGCGTGGTCGTCACGACATCGCCGCCGGTGCTCAGCTTGCGGCGCGGCTGAGTGATGCTTTCGGTTTTATCCAGCGTGGTTTTGATGGTGCTGAGTTGCTTGGTGGTGGTGGTGGCCTGCTCAGCCAGCGCTTTTTTGACGTCAGCGAGCTCGGATTCAATCTGGCTGAATCGGGTCTCAGCATTTTCGTCGCTGGTCTGCACTCGCTCGGCAATGGTCGTCACAGCTTCACGCACGTCACTGAATCGGGCGTCGTCGCTTGACTGTTTACGGCTGAAAATGCTTTTGACGGTGTCCGTGACTTTGGTCAGCAGCGTTTCCGGCTGGTCTTCAAATTCCAGCTCGGCGAGAGTCGCCACGCTAAACAGATCATCCGGCTGTTCTTTTTTACCGGCGGCGCAGAATTGCAGGTATTCAGTCCCGAGGCTTGCCGGGTCATCCGTCACGGCCAGACCGATAAGGTGGCACTTGCCGGTATTGGCAAAATTCGGGCGAATTTCCATGGAGGTATACACTTTCTGGCCTTTTGCCAGCATGGCGAGCAGGTTGTCGAGCGGTGCGATTTTGCCGTACAGCGCCAGCTTGCCGTTGAGTGCAGAATCGTCGTCAATCACTTCGGCTTTCAGCTCAATGACATCGCCATAGCGACAAAACGGCGTATCGGGAACAACACTTCGGATATGCTCCAGATTGATACGGCAACCGTAAACGCGCGGGTCAAAGCCGTCTGCCATTTCCTGAATATCCTGCGCGCTGATATCGCGACCGTCGCAGGTGTCACCCTCTACGCCGATGCGAAACCATTTAGAGATTTTCTTTGCCATTTTTCAGGTGTCCTGATGTTGGGTTTTCGGGTCGGGGTTAGTTTCCCGACTCTGCCCCGCATCAGCCACCGCTTACGATCCGATTAGATCTGACACAACAGGCACTTAGCGCTAATCCGCACCCATTTCCTTAGCCTTGCCCCGTGACATCAAAACGAGGTAAGCATGACCATTTCAACTGACCTTTCACTGTTAAATGACCCGCGACGACAGGCGCGGCTGTTGTACTGGCAGGGGTTCGCCGTGCCGCAAATCTGCGACATGCTGCAGCTCAAGCGCCCGACCGTGCAGAGCTGGAAACAGCGTGATGAATGGGAGGAAACTGCGCCGATTAATCGGGTAGAAATGACGTTAGAGGCGCGACTCATTCAGCTTTACGCGAAGCCAGACCTGACAGCGCATGACTTTAAAGTCGCTGATTTCCTGTCGCGCCAGATGGAGCGCCTCGCGCGCGTCAACCGTTACGCTCAGACCGGTAACGAAGTGGATTTAAACCCCAAAATTGCCAGCCGCAACAAAGGGGATCGCAAAAAGCCGAAACGCAATTATTTCAGCGACGAGGCAATCGAGAAGCTCGAAGAGATTTTTCTCGACCAGTCATTCGAGTATCAGCTCGAATGGTGGCGCGCCGGGCTTGCCCACCGTATCCGCCACATTCTCAAATCCCGCCAGATTGGCGCGACGTTTTATTTTGCGCGTGAAGCGTTACTTCAGGCACTCAAAACCGGCCACAACCAGATATTTCTTTCGGCCAGTAAAACGCAGGCTTACGTGTTCCGTAAGTACATCATCGCCTTTGCCCGACAGGTTGACGTCGAGCTCACCGGCGATCCGATTGTGCTCGGCAATAACGGTGCTGAGCTCATGTTTCTCGGTACTAATGCCAACACGGCGCAGAGTCATAACGGCGATTTGTACGTCGACGAAATTTTCTGGATCCCCAACTTCCAGAAATTAAAGCGGGTCGCCGGGGGGATGTCTTCTCAGGAGCATTTACGCACGACCTACTTTTCGACCCCATCGTCGCTGGCGCATGGTGCTTATCCGTTCTGGTCTGGCGAGCAGTTCAACCGTGGCCGCTCGGACGCCAGCGAACGCGTCGACATCGATATAAGTCACGCCGCGCTCGCGAAAGGTGTTGCCTGCCCGGATGGACAGTGGCGGCAAATTGTCACCATTGAGGACGCGCTCGCTAAAGGGTGCACGCTGTTCAACATCGATACGCTGAAGCGCGAAAACAGCGTCGATGAGTTCCGCAATCTGTTCATGTGCGAATTTGTCGATGACAAAGCGTCGGTATTCCCGTTCGAGGAATTACAGCGCTGCATGGTGGATAGCCTCGAAGTCTGGGACGACTACGCGCCATTCGCTGACCGGCCATTTGGTCATCGCCCGGTATGGGTCGGCTATGACCCGTCATTACGCGGTGATAGTGCCGGTTGCGTGGTAATCGCGCCGCCGGTCGTCGCCGGGGGTAAATTCCGCATCCTTGAGCGCCATCAGTGGAAAGGCATGGACTTTGCCCAGCAGGCCGAGTCCATTCGCGAGCTCACGCAGAAATACAACGTTGAGTACATCGGTATCGATGCGACCGGTCTCGGTCAGGGCGTATTCCAGCTTGTGCGCTCTTTCTACCCGGCAGCACGTGAAATTCGTTACACACCGGAAATGAAAACCGCAATGGTGCTCAAAGCGAAGGACACCATCGGCCGCGAGTGCCTTGAGTACGACGTCAGTGCGACCGATCTCACGCAGTCGTTTATGTCGATTCGTAAAACCATGACCAGCAGCGGGCGCAGCGCGACCTATGAAGCCAGCCGCACAGAGGAAGCCAGCCACGCAGACCTCGCATGGGCGACCATGCACGTATTGATTAACGAGCCGCTTACAGCCGCCAGCGGCAACCAGTCATCCAGTATTATGGAGTGGAATTAATGAGCAAGAAACGCAACAAGCGACAGCCGCAACAAAGCACCCGCAAGCACACCGCCGAGCCAGCTCAAAGCATGGAAGCATTCACGTTTGGCGAGCCGACGCCGGTACTCGACCGCCGCGACATTCTCGATTATGTCGAGTGCATCGATAACGGCCAATGGTACGAGCCGCCGGTAAGTTTCTCAGGGCTTGCGAAAAGTATGCGCGCCGCCGTACACCACAGCTCACCGATTTACGTTAAGCGTAATATTCTGGTGTCGACCTATATTCCGCACCCGCTGTTATCACGTCAGGACTTCAGCCGCTTTGCGCTCGATTATCTGGTATTTGGTAACGCCTTTTTAGAAGAGCGTCGAAGCGTCACCGGCAAACCGCTAAAGTGCGAAACCTCCCCGGCCAAGTACACCCGACGCGGGGTGGATGGTGATACTTACTGGTACATTCAGAGCTACACGCAGCCGCACCAGTACGCGACAGGCTCCGTCTTCCACCTGCTTGAGCCGGATATCAATCAGGAGCTCTACGGGATGCCGGAATACCTGAGCGCACTCAATTCCGCCTGGCTGAATGAATCCGCCACGCTGTTTCGCCGTAAGTATTACCAGAACGGGGCGCACGCCGGTTACATCATGTATGTGACTGACGCTGCGCAGAGTAGCACCGACGTCGAGGCGCTCCGCAAGGCGATGCGTGACTCGAAAGGGCTCGGCAACTTTAAGAATCTGTTTTTTTACGCGCCAAACGGAAAGGCAGACGGCATTAAAATCGTGCCGCTGAGTGAGGTCGCCACGAAGGATGATTTTTTTAACATTAAAAAAGTCAGCGCCGCTGACCTGCTTGACGCCCACCGCCTCCCGTTCCAGTTGATGGGTGGCAAGCCTGAAAACGTCGGGTCAGTGGGGGATGTTGAGAAGGTGGCAAAGGTCTTTGTTCGCAATGAGCTAATCCCGCTACAGGCGCGATTCATGGAGTTGAACGAGTGGGCCGGTCAGGAGATTATCCGTTTCGACAAATACTCCCTCGAAGACAACGAATAAACCGTAATCAGCCGCCCTGACAGGCGGCTTTTCAATACCCACCATCACACGCCCTCAGAGCGACGACACGCCGTCACAATCGACAGCCTCCCAACGATTCACCCGACACCATTACAACGGGATAGCGAGCCGCTGAGACGCGAGAAAAATAAATAAATAACCCGGCTCAGCGCGCAATGCTATCCCCGCCTCGCCTGCCCGCTTAATGGGCCTCTTTCAATGCAGGTGCATCACAATCCCCAAGCCGCGCCAGCGCTGGCGCTGGCAGGCAAATCCTGAAATAAAAAACGAATGCAAACTCATGCACCGGATGCATGCATGGGCTAATTAGCCTCAAGCTGTATTTTATAATTTGTATAATCTGCTTTTGCTATCATTATTTCAATTCCATTTTTTTTGGCGAAATTTTCAATGAAAACCCGCATATCTCCGACTAAACGTTCGCCAATAATTATCACATCAATGCAACAGCCTTGCAGGGGAACCTCAATACCACTCTGATGTTCGTAAACAGCATCACTGTCGAGGAAATACAAGCTTCTGACCTCTTCCTCCCGCTCCCAATCAGAATGTTTAGCGAGTGCAAAGTCAAAATTTATAGATGCCATCTCACCACGAGTCATCTCAAGAAGATGTTTATAAAGATCCACTTTAGGAGCTTTAACGTCATATGTCACATCAGAAAGTTCAATACCAGAATTCTTCAATCTTTCTTTATTATACGCGAAGCATATTCCTTTCATTCCGTTGCCATAATACCCCCACATCAATCTGCTATTATAGTTCTTAGTAAAACTGGCAACGGCAACATTCTTTTGAAACTCCTTTAGAAAACCTTTAGCAAAACTATCTCCCCACACATCATCAATGCGTTGATAAATTTCATTAAGTTCATTTCTATCTAGTAGTTCTCGAAGCCATTCTCCCTCACCTGTAATTGTATCCAACCGATCTACCAGAGTTGAAAGGTCCGATTTATCAAACTGTCTAAGAGACTCTTTATCAAAATGATAAAACATATCAAATGGGTCATTAAGAATACTATTTTTGGAATGCCAAATAGCATTATTAACAAGCTCATTTATTGTATTGATATTATCCCCTCTAAACCTGAAGATATGCGTTTCACTTGAAAGAATCATTCTGGCCCCTTTGAGTCAATAAAAAAAGAAAGACTCTAACGCCTCACCCTCTTGTTGTTCAACCCCGACAGCGCCGAAAACAAGTTCCAGCGCTGGCGGCATTTCCTATTGGCTACGTGGTGGCGGGATTATTGGGCCGCGTGTCGGTGGAAATGTGGTCGCATAGGAATTAGTTCGAATCATGTAATCTTTCATAAACTCCACTCCATTTTGTGTGTATGACCCGGCCACTCGTCAGCAGCCGGATATTTGAATCTTTTCGCGCCATAAATCACCGTTGCCCCGCGCGCCAGCGCGTCTAGCTCCCATCGTTCCGGTGTTATGCCCTCCTGAGCCAAATCGAAACGAATTTTTGCAACACGATCCCTTTCGGGCTTTGTCATCCTGGCTGATGGCGCTTGCTCGCTGGTTTTGAGCGGCGCATTGCTTCTTTGCTGCCGGTTTTTGCGCGGTGCGCCAGCTTTTAACGCCCCGTTTAGCACCTTCACCACGTCCGGCTCATTCCAGCCGATAACCCCGCGCTCAATCAGATTTAACACCGCTGCGGCTTGCTCAGACGGTGTAGGGGTCATAACTGGATCGCCACCGCCGGTGAGCTTTCCACAGTTATTGACAGGACTCCGAGGCGCGGCAGAGCCGCTTTTTAAGGTCAAAGGCTCAACGGCCAAAATCTTTGGAACGATGCGCCATTCGGCTGTACGGGTTACATGGACACGATTAGCCCCGAGATGAGGGGCATAAATCCCGACAACCCTCTCGATATCTTCCTCGTATTCGTTGACCTCATCCGTCACCTTACGGGCGACCCTGACCGCCTGAGCATCACGCGGCATGTTTGCCCCACCCTGCGCGATGATGTACCGCTCAAAGTCCCCCTCATCTGCAGCAGCTCGCGCGGCCTCGACCCTGTCGTCAAACTCGCAGGCAATACTCACCCCACGCGGCAGTTTGCGCAGTTCACGGTAAGCGCCCATCGTCGGGAGACCAATCGGTTTAAACTGAGGGATACGCCATGTTGACGCCCATGCGGTGACGGCTGCGGCCGTATCTTTCAGAGGCTTGCCGGTGTCGTGATCGAGCTGGCCGTCGAGCGCGTAACCGTCGATATTTTTTGCAATGTATTTAGCGATATAACCCGCCGCTCCGCCCTGATTAAGATGGCGTGACTCAAAGCGCTGTTTTGACGCGCCCTTTTCGTGTCCGTCCTCTTTAAGGGCATAACGACGCATAATTTCGTTAATGGCTTTACGCTGACCGGGTTTGCAAAAAAGCATCATGTGCCAGTGTGGCGTGCCGTCGTGGTGCGGTTCGACAACGCGCATCCCGTAAACATCTAAATCGTTATCTTTGAAAGCTGTACGCATCAGGCTCCAGATTCGGCATAGATAGCGCTGGCCGTCTTTGGGTGTGAATGCTGTTTCGTTCCAGCCGTGATTGAGCTGCACCGTTTTGCTTTCACCTTTGCCAACCTGACGGGTCGGGTGATACTTCGATGGCGTGGTCAGCGTGATAAACATCCCCACGTCACCAACGCTGGTCGCGTAGCGTTCAATCCCGGCGATAGTATTCATCAGCTCCATACGACGTATTTCAGGGTTCGAAATACTCCCCATGACCTTGCTTATGAGGTCAATACGTTCGCCAGTGATTTTGTTTTCCAGTTCGCTGGATTTCAGGTATTCGAGATTAGCCAGGCGGCGCGCGTGAACATCGCGGATCGCTATTTTGCTTGCGTAAGGTGAACGGTCTTTGTTGACCTCACCTGCTGCGATGAGCAGCGCCTCGCGCCAGCGCATTCGCTGCGCCTTGAGCTGGTTGACCCACCACTCGTCTTTAATCAGTCGTGAAATAGCGGAAAATGCCATGCGGATCGTCATCTGACCCTTATGGTATTTTTTCCAGTACATCGGGGTGATGTTAAATGCGCGAGCAACACCGGCCACTTGCCCGTATAGATGCGACTGAGCTTCATCGGTGAAAAGTGTCTCTTTCCCGCCGTGAGCATCCACCCAGGCGTCGCTTAACTCCTCGTATTTGCTCCAGAGCTGAGAGGCAATTCTGGCCGCAAATTTCCTGAGCTCTTTGTCATTCATATCTGGTAAGCGCGCATACTGGTCGCGCTCTGACAGAAAACCAATCGAGGCGGATTCATTCATCCCGCACAGCTCATTAACACGCTCAAGACGCGGCAGCAGCTTGCGCTCAAACGTGTTTTTAAGGAAATACAGCCCACCCAAAGGGCTCTTTTTACGGCGGATGAAGTTATAACGCGATGTAAACAGGGTTTGTAGGAAAAATGGCAGACGGTCAATACGATTTAAAACACCTTGCACCTGACGGAGTTCGGCACGTGTAAGGGGTCTGTCGCGGCCAATAGCCTCTTTGTTGACGTTATTCCAGGGATAAGCACCAACGAATGAATCACTGGTGCCCTTCAAAAATGGTGGTGGCGTGGGGGCAACACGCCCCCGAGGTTCGTTGGACATATTATTTAAAAGCGTCCAGACATTGCTTCCCCATACGTTCAATCCGAGCTTCCAGAGCTGAGAAGCCAGTAAGATCGCTGGAAAAAAGATCATGCAATACCAAGCCTGAGATAAGCTTAGGGATAGTTGGGTAGTAACCCACAACGTCCAGCCATTCCTTACCTTCATTCTTCCCGGATGTAGCGGTCTTTTTTTCCTGCAAAATGAATTGATAGCGGTCACTAGTGATGACGTATTGGTTATTAATCTCGATGCGTATGCTCATTCTGGCTTCCTTTTAAAGGTGGTTAGCCTGCACAATCGAAAATTGAGTTGTGCAAATTTGCCGACTCTTGACCTAATAACTCGATAATCTCGGTACGATTGAGCTCAGACTTGCTGATATGCGCGATAAGCCCGTCAAATCGAGATGAGAATCGTGTCGCTAGGTCGCGCTGTGCTTCGTTTACTGCCTGCTCCAGAAGAGCGGAAAACATGCCACCTGGAGCTGTATTTTGTTTTTGCATTTGCCTATCTCCGGACAAAAGGAGTCCCCACGCAGTAAGGCGCGTAATAAAACGAATCCAAATTAATTAATGTAAATACTGCTCAGGTTTTACCGAGGTTAAAATGGTTGGTGCGTACTCAAAAAGGCTAAACAGCTCTCGCAGCGCGCGGAAAAGTTTGTCGCGCCAATAACAGCCCTCTTCATTCAAACGCCAGTGCGGCATCATAAATTCCTGCTCTGTCAGTCCCGCATGAAGAAACAGTGATCGCCTTTGGCTAACGGTCAGGCGGCTGATGAAAGTTGCTTTCGACACGCCAAGTTGGCGGTGCCGGGCGAATGCATTTCTCAATTCATCAAGCGCGCAAACAAGACGCTCACGATCGGCTTCGGTCATTTCCTCTAAGCGCATGACAGAGTGACGCTGTTTTAATTGAGCGTGGAAACAAACCGTAAGACGCTCCCGCTCCATCATCTGATTGTAAAAATCGCAAGTGTCCTGCCAGCGAGGCTGAGCCAGATACTTGCAAACCAGACCGCGAAGCGCTGTTGGTTGTTTCTGGATCACGTCCAGTGTCATTACCGTCATAACCACAGTCCTCTCTTTTTGACCAGACGGCGAACCTTCTCGATAACGCCCGGCTTACGGGTTCGGATGATTATGCCCTTGCGGCCGCGACCGTGAGTGATGGTGAAGTTGATCGGATTAGGGCTTTCTCTTCGAAGCAACTGTGCAATACAGCGAGGCTCTTTCATAAATTCTCCTTAGGGAGTCGGGTTTTAACCATGCCCGACACATGGCCTTGTGATAGGATCGAATCGCCAAAAACAAGCCAATCACATGAGGTATTTCATGACTAATCAACAAAATGATGAATTAATTGCCACTCTAAAATCAGCCATTGCATTGGTTAATTCTTCCTCTGATGCGATCTCTAATCGTGAGAAGGCTGAGGAAATCAATAAACTGTCAATCCAGTTGAGAGAGGCAGTTCAATCTAAAATGCCTGTCACGCATAAAAGCTTTTTAGATATCAACTAAGCTCAAATACTGGTGGGGTTTGCCATAACCCCACGTTCTTTTGCTAAAAATTCTAGATACAGACCTGCAATCTCCTCATAGGCAACATCAAGTTCAAAAACTTCTCCCGACGTAAGATGCACCTCAACTTTGTCGGCTGTTTCAGTGCGCTCACGGATAGCGGCCACGCTTTTTAAGTCGATCAGCACCCGCATACCATTAGTGATATGACGAATGCAGCCATGTTTTATTGGTTTTGACATGCAATTTCTCGATTGAATTTGAATGAAATAGGTGAATCTAATTACCGTGAAGGTTGCCCTAAGCCGAGCCACATCAACCAACCATCGCGAATCTCTTTAGGGCGGCTGTCATATGCCATCTTCATTCCTTTGTTCCATGCTGGCAGGTAGACCCAATATTCCCCTGCGCGCCCACTTGTTGACTGTGGATCAGTCATCTCGACTACAGGCAGCTTGCCCTTTTCAATCATGCCTTTAACGGCTGCAGGTGTTTTACCAATAAGGCGCGCGAATTCCTGGTATGGAACGGCGTCGCTCACACTATCAATGACCCTATTCATTTGTGAGTATTCCTCGTTAGTGTTTTAATTGCTCCTAATGGCTATTAATTGCCATATTGGAACCATTGGTTTGCGATAACGAATTGAAGATTACTCCGTTATCGTTTTTCTATCAATAGTGGAGTGTTAATTACGATGATACCCGTAAATGAAAAGCTAGCGATCATGCGTGAGTCAGAACGTATGAATAGAAAAGAATTCAGTGACTTAACAGGCGTTCCATACAGCTCTCTTTCGAGTTACGAAAAGGGTGTAAAAGATATGGGCATACAGGCGGTGATGAAGATTTTGAATCATCCTCAGTTCAAAAAATACACTATGTGGTTCATGACAGAGACGATATCACCTGAAGCTGGGCAGATTGCACCGGCTCTCGCGCACTTTGGGCAGCAGACAACAACGTCACCCCACTCAGACCAGAAAACTGGCTAACTATTTACGTCGCTTTTTTGTGCAGCAAATGCACAGTGAGTTTTTGCTATTTAAATCAGGAAATTGAAGTACGCAGTAACATCATCGGGAGGCTTTATGTCTGTTAAAAAGCTCGATGATGGTCGATATGAAGTGGACATTAGACCGAGCGGGCGTAACGGAAAACGCATCCGTCGGAAGTTCGACAAGAAAAGCGAGGCGATGGCTTTTGAAAAGCACACTCAATATAACCATCACTCAAAGGAATGGCTCTCAAAACCAACGGACAAACGCCAATTGTCAGAACTGAAAGAGTTGTGGTGGAAGCTAAAAGGTAAACATGAGGAGCACGGTCAATCGTATCTCAGGAAAATTGAGCGTTTCGAAACGATGACCGGTAACCCATGCGCTTTCCAGATCACCAAGAGCCTGATAACGCAATATTGTGCTCAACGCCGGGCTGAAGGTATTAAGCCAACTACCATCAACCGCGACCTGATTACATTAGGTGGGATGTTTACTACCCTGATTGAGTCAGAAATTTATAACGGCGAGCATCCGTTTAGGGGGTTCAAAAAACTGAAAGAGCAGACTGCCGAAACGGGCTATCTCACTCTTGAGGAAATTGACGCCTTACTGGCCGCGCTATCAGGAGATAATCGTAAAATTGCCGTCTTGTGTCTGAGTACCGGGGCAAGATGGGGTGAGGCTGCAAGGCTGAAAGCGGAGAACGTGATTCATAACCGGGTGTCTTTCGTTAAGACGAAAACCAACACACCGCGCACGGTCCCGATCTCTGATGACGTTGCGGCTTACGTAGTCGGCAAAACACGAGGCTTTCTGTTTCCTGAGGCCAGTTATGCTGACTTCAGGCGAACCCTCAAAGAGGTTAAGCCCGATTTACCGGCCGGGCAAGCGACACATGCGCTACGACACTCTTTCGCCACGCACTTTATGATTAACGGGGGCAACATCATCACACTGCAGAGGATCTTAGGTCATACGAAAATTGCGCAGACAATGGTCTACGCGCACTTCGCTCCTCAGTACCTGCAGGACGCGATTTCGCTTAATCCGTTGAAGGGTGCTAATGGTGGTCAGAGTGTCCACAATGTGTCCACACCCTAG